GAAAGCGTAATTGCCACTACAAACACTTCGTATTCTGTTCAGGCAAATACTACAGTTAGCGGTAACTTGACTCTTGTTGCTGGTTCTTGGAGGTAATTATGTACGTCAAAATTGAAAATGGCTCTGTCTCTCAATATCCGTACAGTTATTACCAACTGATTTCAGATAACCCAAAAACGTCTTTTCCAGACGTAATGCCTGACGATCAACTTGATTCGTGGGGTGTTTTCCCTGTCACGCCGACCACGGCCCCAACACCCGCGCCGGGGCAGATTGTTGAGGAGTTGACGCCCGCAGAAATTGGCGGTGTCTGGACGCAGCAATGGATTGCTCGGGCGGCAACGCAAGACGAAACCGATCAAAAAGCATCAGATGTTCGGACGCAGCGCAATGAGTTGTTGTATCAGTGCGATTGGACGCAACTTGCCGATTCTTCTGTAGACAAAACAGCATGGGCAAATTATCGGCAGCAATTGCGGGATGTTCCGCAGCAGGCAGGATTTCCGTGGGAGGTTGTCTGGCCCACGCCGCCGCAGTAATATTGGATTAAGAGGTAAATCATGACTACCGCATATACGTCTTTACTTGGTTTGGCGCTTCCCGTAACCGGCGAATTGTCCGGAACGTGGGGTGATACCGTAAATGATTATCTGACCACGTACGTGGATGCAGCCGTTGCGGGCGTGCAGACAATTAGCGGTAGCCAAACTGCGGTTACGCTGAGTAAAACCACCGGCAGTTCACTTTCTCAGGCTGGATCGGGGTCTACCGGTTCATCGCAGTACGCCATCATTAACTGCACCGGTAATCCGGCTGGATTGCTGACAATTACTGCCCCGGCGGCAAGCAAGGCGTACGTGGTTGTTAACGCCACCTCGACCAGCCAATCGGTCAAGGTTGTTGGCTCTGGGCCGACCACTGGCGTAACGATGATTTCCGGCGAAAAGGCGCTGATTGCTTGGAACGGAAGCGATTTCGTAAAGGTGGCGAGCAGTGAGACGGACGGCGTTTCAACGATCAGCTTTGGCTCTACCGGACTGACGCCTTCTACCGGTACGGCTGGCGCGATTACTGTTGCCGGTACGCTGGCAATTGGTTCTGGCGGGACGGGTGCAACGACTGCGCCCAATGCGCGTACTAACCTTGGCGCGACCACCGTTGGCTCAAACCTGTTTACCCTGACCAACCCGAGCGCCGTTACCTTCCCGCAGATTAACGCCGACAACTCGGTTACCGCCCTCAGCGCGGCAGGTTTAAATACTGCCCTTGGTACGGTAGTTGGCCCTGCATCATCCACCGACAACGCGGTGGCCCGGTTTGATGGCACGACCGGGAAGCTGGTTCAGAACAGCGCAGTAACGATTGCCGATGACGGCGCAACCACGATTACGACCACGACGGCAGCGACCAATACGGTTACGAACGTCCTTCAGGTCAACAGCCAAAGTTCTGGCACCCCCGCAAACAACATTGGTGCCGGGGTTCAGCTTGCTGTAGAGACGGCTGCGGGCAACACAGAAATCGGGGTAACGCTTGAGGCGGTGGCGGTTGATACGACTTCGACTTCGGAAGACTTTGATTTAAACATCAAGACGATGGCGGCTGGTGCTGCGGCGGCACAGCGGCTGAAGATCAACTCCACCGGGGTGACGTTCAGCAACTCCATTGTTGAGACGGTGTTCCCAATCGTTGACGGCGGATCGGTGGACATCAACCCGGCAAACGGAACGATTCAAACGTGGACGCTGGGCGCAAACCGAACGCCAACCGCGACCAGTTTCTTGGAAGGCCAGTCCGTAACCCTAATGATTGCGGACGGCACCAGTGCTTATACGGTCACTTGGTCAACGATTGGCGTGGTTTGGACTAACGGAATTGCCCCAGCGCTGCCAACGTCTGGGTATGGCGTAATTGAGTTGTGGAAGGTTGGCTCCACGGTGTATGGTGCGTTTGTTGGCACGGTGGCGTAAATGCTGCAACACATGCTTAGAGCCGCAGGCGGCGGCAGTACGTATACCCTAGCGGTGGCGTTAGAGGCCACGCCGTATGTTCGCGCATATCGGTTTTCTAGCACCAAAGGCTTTGGAGCGGCGTATTCAAACCCCGGAACTTTGCCAACAGACGTTGGGAACGGGATTGCGTTTACAAGCGATGGAACCGCGATTGCAGTTGCCCACGACACATTTCCTTATGTAAGCGCCTATCCGTGGTCGGGCGGTGGATTTGGTTCTAAATTTAGCAACCCGGCAACTGGGGTTGGCGACGATGGGAATGCTATTGCTTTCTCAGACGCCAATAATGCCGTTGCAATTGCCATAGCAAGCACCCCCTATATCAATGTATATGCTTGGTCTGGGTCAGGTTTTGGTTCAAAGTTTAGCAATCCGGCCACTTTGCCAACGGGAATAGGGAATGGCGTAGCGTTTACGGCAGATGATTCTGCAATTGCGGTGGCACACACAACGTCGCCGTATATTAGTGTTTATCCGTGGTCTGGTTCTGGTTTTGGTTCAAAGTTTAGTGACCCCGCCACTCTGCCGACCGGCACCGGGGCGTCTGTGGCGTTTTCTCCAGACGGGGCGGCAATTGCGGTAGGTCATTCCACTTCACCTTACGTAAGCGTGTATCCGTGGTCCGGATCGGGGTTTGGGTCTAAGTTCAGTAACCCCGCTTCATTGCCAGCAGGCACCGCACAAGGAGTTGCGTTTTCTCCTGATAGCACCGCAATAGCCGTGGCGCATGTCAATTTACCGTACATTTCTGCATATCCGTGGTCTGGTTCCGGATTTGGAACAAAATTTGCCAATCCAGCCACAAGACCCGTAGATGATGGATATGGAGTTGCATTTTCCCCTGACGGGTTGTCTCTTGCCGTAGCCAATCTTTTTTCGCCCGGTATAACAGCTTATCCTTGGTCGGCGTCTGGCTTTGGAACAAAGTTTGCAAACCCAACTACTGGATCGGCCAATTGCCGGGCAATTGCTTTTGGTGTAATTTAATGGACAAACAAACCATTCTTAAACAAGCGGTTCAGGCAAGAAAAGACGAAGTGCTTGGTTATCAAATTAACATTGATAATTACACGCTTGCCCTTGCGCATATTGACAAAATGCCCGAAGCCGAGCAGGTTGAATTGGCAGAATTTAAAGAAATGTTAACAAGTCTGCTGAAATCAGAAATCGTGGAACAGAAAAAAGCCAAGATTATGTTGGCCGTTATTGAACAGCAGTTGGTGTAAATATGTACGTCAAGGTGAAAGACGGGTTGGTCGAGCGGTATCCGTACACGCCGACTGATTTGATCCGCCAACACCCTGACACATCGTTTCCGGCTGGCGCTCTTTCTGAAGTATTTCTTGCCCGGTGGGGTGTTTACCCCGTAGAAGAATCTGAACCGCCTGACTGCAACCCCCTGACGCATCAAGTTGAGGAGGGCATGCCGTTTGAAGAAGACGGCAAATGGTGCAGATCTTGGGCAATTTACATAATGTCCGCGCAAGAGCAGGCGGAGGCTGCGGCGCATTTGGCAGAAAAACTTGGCAGCCAACTTGGCCGGGTTTTGAATGAGTTTGCCAAGACCCGTGGCTACGACAGCATGCTGAGTGCTTGCACCTACGCGGCGAGCGCGGTAGACAGATTTAAACGCGAAGGGCAATATTGCTTTGGCGTAAGGGATGCGGCGTGGGCTGCCTTAGAGCAGATCATGGCAGATGCCGTGGCTGGCAAGCGCAGACCGCCTACAGACCTTCAGCAGATTGTGGGCGAACTGCCCAAACTGGCATGGCCCGAGTAGGAAATGTGGGACTGGTTGCTGGCTTTTATTGCAGCGGCTTGCTTAGTTTGGGCCGTTGTGCTGGTGACTTGGTTGACGATTTACGTATTGAGGTGACGTATGGCTTGGTCTGATGTATTGAAAGCGGTCATCCCCATCGTGGTGGCTGCGTTGGCTTGGCTGCTGGGGCAGGTGGCTTCGTTCTCCGAGCGCCTGACGAAGATTGAGGGGCAGATGCCCGCCCTGATTACCAAAGAAGGCACGCCGACCGACAGCCCGATTAGCGCCGAAAAACGGGCCGCGCTGAAAGAACAATTGATGCAGCACATCAACGAACTTCAAGTCAAAGTCCGACTGCTTGAGGAACGTGAACGGCTTACAAAAGGAGCCAAATAATGCTTGAAACCCTACTTGGCGGTGTATTTGGTGGCATCCTGCGGCTTGCCCCTGAAGTGTTCAAGATCTTCGACAAGAAGAATGAACGCGCCCATGAACTGCGGATGGTTCAGGCCGAGATGGAATTTGCCAAAATTCGCGGTGAAATTGCCATGCGGCAGGTTGAGGCAGCAATGACGATGGCAGAAGTAGACGCCATTGGAGAAGCGTTTAAAGAGCAGTCTCAGACTGCTCAGGCGGCGGGTAAGTTTGTTGCTGCCATCTCTGCGCTGGTTCGCCCGACCGTGACATACGCCTTCCTTGGCCTGTACGCGGCGGTCAAGATTGCCGCCTTCATGATCGCCATCCAGCAGAACGGGGACTGGAAGGAAGTGCTGATCCAGATGTGGGGCAGCGACGATCTGGCGGTGTTCAACATGGTCATTTCCTTCTGGTTTGTGGGCCGCGTGTATGAGCGCAGTAAGTGAAGCGGTAGAGATTGCCGCTGCGCTTTGCCGCCCTTTTGAGGGGCTGCGCCTGAAGCCGTACATCTGTCCGGCGGGCTACCCAACGATTGGTTTTGGGACGGTTTTTAAGCCTGACGGCACCAAGGTCACGATGGAACACCCGGAAATCAGCAAGGAAACCGCAGAGGAATGGCTGCTTTCTGAACTGAAAACCAATTATTTGGCGGGTGTTTTGAAGGCGTCCCCGAGCCTGATTTCGTACCCACGGGTACTAGGCGCAATGACGGACTTTGCCTACAATTTGGGCGTTGCCAGATACCGGGGCAGCACGCTGCGCAAAAAGGTGGATGAACAGGATTGGGAATCCGCCAAAGAACAGTTAATGCTGTGGACTCGCGGGGGTGGGAAAGTGCTTCCGGGGCTGGTTAAACGCCGTCAGGCCGAGTGCCGATTTTTGGATTGAGGGCTGTGTACCCATTGAGGTTTTTGAATGCCGCTCAAAAAGATACTGTTCAAGCCCGGAGTTAACCGGGAAAACACCCGCTATACCACTGAGGGTGGGTGGTACGAATCAAATTTGGTTCGTTTCCGCCAAGGCACCCCCGAAAAGATTGGCGGTTGGCAGCGCATTTCTGCCCATACTTTCCTTGGGCTTTGCCGTTCTTTGTGGAACTGGGTAACGCTGGGCGGGCTAAACCTGATGGGGGTTGGCACCAACCTGAAGTTCTACATTGAAAAGGGTGGCGTTTACAACGACATCACCCCCCTGAGAACCACGGTTAACCCCATGCTGGGTGCCCAGCCGCCCGGCACGGGTAACCCGTTTACAGCCACCCTAAACTCCAACGTTATTACGGTTACTGACGTATCCCACGGCTGCGCAACCGGGGATTTTGTGACGTTCAGCGGTGCTGTTGGGCTTGGCGGGAACATCACGGCAACGCTTTTAAACGCCAACCATCAGGTCACGGTAACGAGCGGCGACACGTACACCATTACCGTGTCCGCTCAGGCAAATGCTACCGACGTATCTGGATCGCCCGGCGGCGGGGCGGCGGTTATTGCCAAGTACGAGATTCCGGTCGGCCCGGCGTACGAAGTTCCTCTGACTGGCTGGGGTGCCGGGGCATGGAGTTCTGGAACTTGGGGTGTTGGCACCTCCGGCACGGCGTCCATGCGGTTGTGGAGTCAATCCAACTTTGGCGAAGATTTGGTCTTTAGCCAGAGACAGGGTGCCATTTACTACTGGGACGCTACCAGTGGGGTAACGTCGCGAGCAGTGGCGTTGACCAGTTTGTCTGGTGCGTCGGATGTGCCGACTGTCCAGAACTTTGTGTACGTTTCTGACGTAAGCCGGTTTGTGATTGCTTTTGGTGCAAACGAACTTGGCTCTGGCACTCAAGATCCGATGCTAATTCGGTGGTCGGATCAGGAATCGTTGACCAATTGGACGCCTGCGGCAACCAACCAAGCGGGCGGAATCCGGTTGTCGCACGGCTCAGAGATTGTTGCGGCTGTGCAAACCCGGCAGGAAATCGTCGTTTTGACGGACTCTGCCATTTACTCCATGCAGTACCTTGGGCCGCCGGTGGTTTGGGGTGTTCAACTGCTTGGAGATAACGTATCCATTATTGGTCCGAACGCGGCTATTGCTGCTGGCGGTGCCGTTTATTGGATGGGCGTAGATAAATTCTACAAATACGACGGCCGACTACAAACGCTGCGCTGTGACCTGCGGCAGTTTATTTATTCAGACATTAACCTTAACCAATCTCAACAGATTTTCTGCGGCACAAATGACGGCTTTAATGAAATCTGGTGGTTTTATTGCTCGGCCGGAAGCATTAACGTAGATAAATATGTTATTTATAACTACGCCGAAGATATTTGGTATTACGGTGATTTGGCAAGAACTGCGTGGATTGATTCCGGTTTGAGGACGGTTCCGGTTGCTGCGACCTACAGCAATAACCTTGTTAATCACGAAGACGGCGTGGATAACAATGAAACCGGTACGCCGCAAGCAATTAGCGCATCCATCGGCTCCTCCGAAACCGACATTGATGACGGCCACAACTTTGGCTTTATCTGGCGCTTGCTGCCGGACATTACGTTCCGTGGGTCTACGGGAGACTTGACCCCGCAGGTGACCATGACGCTGCTGCCCATGCAGAACTCTGGATCGGGGGTAAACAACCCAACCTCACGGGGCGGATCGGACAATGCTGCGGTGCAGCGGATAGCCGTGGCAACGATTGAGGAATTTACCGGGCAGGTTTATATTCGGGTTCGGGGTCGGCAGATTATCTTTAAATGCGAGTCCAACCGACTAGGAACGCAATGGCAGCTTGGGGCGCCGCGAATTGACATTAAACCGGACGGCAGACGGGGCAACACATGAGCCTGATTGTCACGACGGATTATGACCTTCTTCGCGTTGCCGCCCCAAACTTGCCGCTTGCGCCGTCTCAGTACGACTCGCGGTATCAGGAGCAGTTCAACAACGTACTGCGCCTGTACTTCAACCAACTTGACAAGATTTTTGGGCAGCTAATGGCAAACGGCAGTGTGCTTCCAATTGAAGGCGGTGGTACTGGCGCTGATGCCTTTGGTCGGTTGCGTGTAAGTGAGCCGTATACCCTGTTTGACAGCCAGAATCGGTACGCTGCGGACAATCAGTTTGATGTTTCTACGACCGGTACTGGTTCGACCACATTCTTGTCGAATGAAGCAGCGGTGAAGATGGAAGTGACTGCGGGCGGTGTTGGCTCCGTGATCCGGCAGTCTTACCGTTCAATGCCATATCAGCCGGGCAAGGGGCTTTTGGTGCTTGCCACGTTTGTGATGGACAGCAGCCAGAGCCTGAACCTGACGCAGCGGGTGGGGTACTACAACGACCAGAACGGCGTGTTCTTCCAGCGCATCGACGGGACGTATTCGTTTGTGCTGCGGTCGTATGTAACCGGCACCGCATCGGACGCCCGGACTGTGAACCAAAGTAGCTGGAACGGCGACAAACTGGACGGCACCGGAGCCAGCGGGTACACCCTTGACCCGAGCAAAGCGCAAATTTTGTGGATGGACTTTGAGTGGCTGGGCGTCGGCTCGGTGCGGTGTGGCTTCATCATTAACGGTGAGTACATCATCTGCCACACGTTTAACAACGCTAACGAGATTACCAACGTCTACATGACGACGGCCATCCTGCCGGTGCGGTATGAAATTAGCACGGCCACTTCTGCGGTGGCGGCGTCGATGAAGGCAATCTGCTGCTCGGTGATTTCTGAGGGCGGGTTTGAACAGACATCCATCGACCATGTGGCGCGACGCACCACAGTGCTTGGAACCATTGGCACTACGTTCCTGCCAATTGTGTCCATCCGGCTGGCATCTGGTCGCACTGGTGCGGTGGTGTTGCCAAACCGGGTGCAGGTTTTGCCGACCACGATCCAGAACTACGAGGTGGCGCTGATCAAGAACCCGACGTTGACAGGTGCGTCGTGGACGGCGGTGCCCACAGATTCAAACGTGGAGTACGACGTATCTGCCACGGCCACAACGGGTGGGTCGATTGTGCAAACAGACTACGTTACGTCGTCTGGTTCTGGTGGTGTGGGCAACACAAGCGCGGCTACGGGGTACAACTGGGACTTGCAACTGGGCGCGTCTATCGCTGGAACAAGTGACATTTACACGCTGGCGGTGCGCACAGTATCTGGAGCAACCACCGGAGATGCGGTTGGCTCTCTTTCCTTCTATGATTTGACGGTTTAATCATGGCCCAGACAATTGATCAGCTTTATCAAAGTGTTTTGGGCAGGGCGCCTGATGCGCCGGGCCAGCAGTATTGGCAGCAGCAGTTTGGTGAAACCATTGACCCGCAAGAAGAGCAGGCATTTAAAGCGGCCGCTATCCCTGAGCAGAACGTAAACAAGCTGTACCAAGACGTTCTTGGCCGAGCGCCCGAGCAAGCGGGCATGGATTACTGGCGCACCCAGATTGGGCAGACGATTGATCCGGGCGAGCAAGACAAATTTATTCAGGCAGCTTTCCCTGAAATGGGCGTTGCCGGGTTGTACAAAAACATCCTTGGCAGAGAGGCTGATGAGGGCGGATTAAAGCATTGGCAAGAGCAGTTTGGCGATACGCTTGACCAGCAGGAACTGTTTTCGTTTAGAAAAAATGCTTTAACTCAAGAACTGCTGCCCCAAAACTTTAATGAAGACAATGTAAGTAAGTTTTTTGCGCTGCCAGATATTGGCATTGGCGATGTAAATCAATTTATTTCTAGCGCAAAAAGCAATCAAAATTTAACTGACCAGCAAAAAAAGTTTGTCAGTGATTTGGAAACTAAAGTTTCTGGGCTTGCTAATACTTGGGGCAAGTATGAGGGTGTAGACCCGTACCAAGCCGAAACAATTTACAGCCAAATTAAAAACATTACCAATGCTGCTGGTGGTAAAAACTGGTCTGGCGATTGGATGAGCGGCGGAGATAACGCCACAAAAGAAGCTGCCGCAAAACTTGCAAAACTTGGCGTTGATAACCTTGCCGATCTGAAAGTTACGCCGAAATACACCAAATATGATGCCGTAGAGTTGTACAACGGATCGCCTGTTCAAGCAGATGAGGGCGGCAAATATTATTTGACGTATAACGATTTTATTGGCGGCAATGACAAAACATATCTTCCTGCCGAAGCGCAAACACAACTTGCTTTTCCGCAATTGGTTGGCGGCGGCGGTGAATCTGGCGGGGAATACACGCAATACACGCCGCTTACTGCCGACGAACTAAAAACTTACGACCCAAAGACCGGTAAGTTTGAAATGCTAACCGGCAAAAATTTGATTGACGGAAGCACCGGTAAAGTTATTTCCAGCGCCGCCGGAGAATCAAATAACTTTGTCATTGATTACTACGACACCGGCAATTTCCTTAAAGGAAAAGATAAAACATTTGGCATTATGTTTAATGATGCCGGTGTTCCCATTCCGTACACAAGCACAGAGAAAACTGGCCTTGTATATACGCCCATTTTGCCGCTGGCTCTTGGGTTTCTTCTGCCCGGTATTGGTAATGCAATATCTGGGGCAATTAGCGGTGCGCTTCCCGGTGCTGCTGTCACGGGTGGCGCGGGTGCTGCGGGTGCTGCCGCAGGCATTGGTTTTGTTCCCGCAACGGCAACAAATAGTTTGATTAGCGGCGCACTTGGCTCCGGCATCATGTCCGGCGTTACGTCTGAATTGACGGGCGGAGATTTTGGCAAGGGGTTTCTTGGTGGCGCATTTGGTTCTGGGGTTGGCAGCTTGGTTGGCGGGGCGCTACCAGCAGATTGGAGTTCGGCAGTTAAAAGTGGAATCGCCAATACCGCAGGGGGCGTAGCAAGAACGGCTGTAATGGGCGGAGATATTGGCAACGCACTTCTGAGCGGGGCGGTTGGAACCGGTCTAAACGCCACGCTTGGGTCAGTTGCCCAGCAAGTGGGCTTGACTCCACAAGAGATGAATGTATTCTCTGGAATTGTTGCCCCGCTAATTACCAAGGGAAGCATTGGACCGTCCGACATTCTGAGGCTTGCCACGCAATTTAAACAAGGTTCAAGTCCGTACAGTCAATCGCAAGGCGCAACGCCGTATAGCCAGTAATAGGAGCAGATAATGGATGAATACAGTTTTGATATTGGTGATATTGCGTCAGAACTAGGTGGAATGGATTTTGGTGCGCTAGAAAACATTGACCTTGGCGGTCTTGGCGGCCTTGACCTTGCTGGTACCCTTGAAGGGTTTGACCTTAGCGGTCTTGACCTAGACGCAATTGCCAATATTGGGGATGTTGGAGATTTTGACCCCAGCATTCTTAAAAACAACGCGGCATCTGCTGATGTTTTGAGTGATGCTTTTAATACTCCAGATTTGCGTGATCTTCCGTACGATGACATGCGCGGGGGGATAACTACAGATTTTCTTGATCCACAAAAAGATTTTGAAGAGTTAATGACAAAACAAGGTTTTGTCACTTTTGATACGCCTAAAGGTTTTGTTACATATCGACCTGATGGGACGGTTGAAACCGGCACGAACGAGGGACGCCGTAGTTATTACACAGTTGGAGATAACGGCGCTTCATTTATTGATTACGCCAACATTAACGACCCGCGTGCTTTGGTGGAAACAATAAATGAAGAAGGTCGTAATGTTTATTACCATACTGATCCACGCGGAAGAAGTTATGTAGTTGACTATGCAAATATCAATAGCCCTAACGAAATGTTGCAGACTACAAGTAGTCTTGGCGATCGCAACTTTTATTTTGATGGTAATTATGTTGGGTACGACGAAAAAGGTAATGTAACTACCGCCGGCCCCAGTGGTTCAGGCGCAGCAAAAACAGTTTATAACAAAGACGGCAGCGTTACTGAATACAAAAAAGATGGTTCCTCAACAACCACATACCGCGACGGATCAAAAACTAGCACAAGTGCTGGCGGAGAAAAAACACGAACTGCCGGTGCAACCACAAAAAATAACCAAAACAATTGGCTCAAAGCCCTGCTCCCCCTGATGCTGATGATGGCGATGCGGGACAAGCAGTCTGGCGGCAGCAAGGCGGTTATTCCGGCACTAACAGCATCACAACGGCAGACGCCCTACAGCCAGCAACGCCCTGAAGGCTACCGACCGGGGCAGGGCGGCATCCGTTACTTTGAGCCAACGCGGTACATGCCCCGTATGGCTGGAGGCGGGATTGTGGACTTGGCCCGTGCGCTGGCAGCCGCTCGGCGGGAACAGCGGAGCCGTCTTCTAAAGGGCCGTGGGGATGGTGTTTCTGACTCAATTCCTGCGACAATTGACGGAGAGCGGCCTGCCCGTCTGGCGCGTGGGGAATACGTAGTGGATGCCCGAACCGTGGCTGAACTTGGAAATGGATCGACCGACGCAGGTGCAGAGCGTTTAGACGAGATGCGCCGCAAGGTACTGGATAAACGCAAGAAGGCCGGAGTTGGTCAAGACTCCAAGGCGTATAAACATCTTCCGGCGTAAAGGATAGATATGGCTACAACCTCCACAACTAGCACCACTTCGCCGCCTGCTGGCACGACCAATACGCAGGGTCTTGCTGATTGGGCTGCGCCCTACATTACCGACTACCTTGGTAAAGCACAGGCGCTTGCGAACACAGATTATCAGGTCTATCAAGGGCCGTTTACTGCCGAGGCATCGCCCCTTCAGACCCAAGCGTTTACAGGCATTGGTGCGTTGACGGTGCCGGAGGAATACGCTCAGGCGTCAGGGATGATGTCTGACATTGCCCAAAAGGCTGGCAATCTGAATTATTCGCCCACGGCAATTTCTAGTACCTACAACGCCCCGGCAGCGTATCAGGCTGCGAATGTGGGCAATTTGTACAGTTCTACGGCTCCGTATAAATCAACGGCTTTTCAGAACTTGTACAAAGCGCCGGAAGATTACAAAGCCGGAGAGTTTTCGCAGTACCAGTTTGAGCGCCCGGAAGATTATCAGGCGATTGCTCGGTCGTTTACCGATCAGGGGATGTCTGAGCGGTACATGAACCCGTACATTCAGCAGGCGCTTGAGCCGACGCTAAAGGAAATTCAACGGCAATCTTCCATCAACATTCAGCCACAGTTGGCAAAACTGACGCAGGCTGGTGGATATGGTGGCAGCCGAGAGGCTTTGCTTCGCGGTGAGGCGCAGCGCAATCTGCTTGATCAGGTTGCCAAGACCACGGGCGAGGGCTACTCCACCGCTTACGACCGGGCAGCGGCTCAGTTTAACGCTGAAGAAGCCCGCAGAATTCAGGAAGCGCAATACGCTGCGTCTCAAGGTGCAACCTTTGCCGAGTTGAAGTCGCGTTACGGATTGGCTGCGGCTCAGGCGGCAGAACAGTCCAAGCAATTCAGCGCACAGCAGAAAGCAACCGCTGCCGATCTGATGGCCCGGTACGGCTTGAGTGCACAGCAGGCGACGGAGCAGTCTAAACAGTTCAGCGCACAGCAGGCGCTTGAGAACGCCCGCAACATGGCCCAGTACGGCTTGGCTGGCAAGCAACTCAGCGAACAGTCTCGGCAGTTTGGTGCCTCTCAGGCGGCAGCAGCAGAAGCCGAACGTGCGCGTCTGGCAATGGAGGCGGCGAAGGCTTCGGAGCTTTCTCGTCAGTTTGGCGCAGAGTTTGGTCTTAAAGGACTTGAGAAGCAGTTGTCTGCCGCCAAGGGGATTGCTGATCTTGGCTCGCTTGAGCAGACTGCCAATATGCAGAACATTGCCAAGATGCTTGAGGCGGGTGCTACGCAGCGAGACATTGAGCAGGCGGGCCTTAAAGCAGATTACGACGAATTTATCCGTCAGCAAGAGTTCCCGTATAAACAGGCTCAGTACATGCGTGACATGATTTCTGGGCTGCCAATTAGTTCAGTTTCAAATAATCCAGCTTCGCTATCTGGGCTGGCGCAACTGATCGCCGCTTCCGGTGGCGTTGATGAATTGCTTAAAGCAACTGGCGACACTAGCCTGACTGGTCTGCTGGACAAGTTGTTTGGCGGGAACCTTGGAACGTCTAGCGGAACAACGGGTAATACCGGGAGCGAAGGATGAACCTGATTGAAATTCAAGATGACCTGAAGGATTTGCCGCAAAGCCCGCAGACGATGCAGGCTTTGATGCAGTACGCAAACGGTGCAAATCCCGAGGTTCCGCCGTATCTTGCCCTTGCGGAACTGAACCGCCGCAAGCAAATGCAGCAACGTGCGCAGCAGGCCCAAGCCCCGCAGGGGACGGTTAAGGATGCGATTGCCCAGCAAATGGGCATCATGTCTTTACAGCAGGGGCGTCAGCAGCAGATGCAGCAACAGATGGCGCAGGCTGCACAACAGCAACAGCAGCAGGTTCCCCCGCAGGTTCAGCAGCAGGTGGCACAGCAAGGCCCGGTACAGGCTGCGCGTGGTGGTCTGTTGTCTCGGCTGATGAGCCACCCGGCCATGCGCAACTACGCTCGGCGGTACAACTCTGGCGGAATTATTTCGTTTGCCGAAGGCGACTCAGTTGAAGACCGAATTCGGGAAATGACCGACGCACAAGATGCCTATGACCCCGAAGAAGAGCTGCGTCAACGTAGAGCAGAGGCAGCGCGGCTGAGAGCACAAGGCCCGCGCCGGGAAGACTACGATACCGAGGCCAGACGTGCCGCGTTTGAAAAAGCGTATCCTGAACTTGCTGCCACTGCCAATAAAAATGTAGGTGCTGAAGTGCTGCGTCGCATGGACGAGATGCAGGCACTGCGACGGGCAGAGATTGAGCGTCAGCGTGAAGAAGCAGCGCAGGCCCGCCCGAGCGTGCTTTCTATGCTAGGTCAGGCAGCGGGTCAGACCCGTGGTGTGAGCGGAACTGAGGCACTTGCCCGAATCCTTGGTGGGTTTGGGTCGCTTTCTCAGCAGCAACGCGCCAAAGATATTGAGCGGGAGCAGGGCTTCCGTGGCAAAGACCTTGAGTTGCAGCAGTTGCGCGTAGATGCGCAGAACAAGCTTGAAGAAGCAGAACGCGCCCGTGCCGAGGGCCGGATGGGCGACTACGCCAAGGGCATGCAAGAGTTTGAGAAAGCCAACAACGCTTTCCGCGCCGCAGCAATGGGTTCTGTTGGCAGAGAAATTACCGCCGCAGAATCCGCAGCAGCACGCAGGCAAGTCGCGGAAACGCAGGCACAAGCTCGGAGAGATGCGGCCGCCACTGCAGCAAATAGACCGCAGCGTACAACTGATTTTGCTACGGATGTCAGAGCAAAGTTCGATAAGATCAAGCAAGACAATCCGGGCATTTCGGACGCCGACGCGATGGACCGAGCAGTGCGGGAAGCGCGGGCAGGGATGCAGGTTCCGGCTGCTACTGGTGTTACCCAACGTACTCGCGCCGATGCGGAAAAAACGCTCAAATCCTTCTCGCTGCTCAACCCGTCCGAATGGCGCAAACAGGTGGCGGCTGCTGGTGGCGACGAAACCAAGGCCCGCGAAGATTACATTACCCGGTACATGAGCGGCGTTTTGCCACCTGAATTGATGCCTCGTGGGTCCACTGCCCCTGCGGCTGGCTCGACTGCTCCTGCGGCTGGCTCGGCTCCGCCAGCGGACGCCATTGCGGCGCTAAAAGCCAATCCTTCCCTCAAAGCTCAGTTTGATCAAAAATACGGACAAGGCGCAGCAGCACGATACTTAGGGCAGTGACATGGCGAATTTCTTTGACCAGTTTGATCAAGCAGCACCTGCACAAACTGGCAGGCCCGACAGTTTTCGCACACAGGTTTCTGGGGAAGAAGACGAAGAACGCCGAAAGGAAGCACTTGCTATCCTAGAGGCGGAAAAGGCCGATAACCTGTCCAAAGGCCGTACCGACCTTGCCGCTGAAAACGACAAGGAAATTGCTCGGATGAAAACCAGCACGCCGTACCTCGGCGGTGCTCGTCCTGCGGCTAAAACTCCGGTTAACTTCTTCGATCAGTTTGACAAGCCCAAAGCCGCGCCGACTGGCAACTTCTTCGACCAGTTCGATAAACAACCGGCGGCAAAAGCAGAACCCAAAAAAGAAGAACCCAAAGAAGAAGCCCCCGGTTTCTTTGGCAGGCTTAAACAATCGTTTGTAGACGTTGGCGTGCCGCAGGCCCAAGCGGGGCTTACTGGCCTGACTGTGGTTGCTCAAGCAGAGCAAATTGCCAAGACCGCCGACAAACTCAAACAACTTGAGGCTGCGGGTCAAGGCGAGTCCAGAGAAGCCAACGGACTGCGCAAAACGCTGGACTTTTATACCCAGCGTCAGGGCACTTATTTTGCAGATTTAGCCACTAAGCAAGCGCAACTAAGCAAAGCACCGGTGTATACAGGCGTCAAAGAGCTTAGCGAAGCCAAGACGTTCTCCGAAGGTTTTAGAACGTTTGCCAAAGATCCAGTAAATATCGTCGCTAACCTGACAGCGCAGTCGTTACCTACCGCTGTTCCGGGGCTGGTGCTTGGCGTTATCAACCCGACGCTTGGTGCTGCGGCGATGGGCGGCAGTTCGTTTGGCGTTGAATTTGGCAACTCATTACTTGAGTTTGCACAAGAAAATGGCGTCAATACTGCTGACCCCAAAGCAATGGCTGCGTTCTTCGCTGACGAAAAACTGCTACGCGAAGGTGTAAATAAAGCCGGAGCGCGCGCGGGCATCGTCGGCGCGGGCGACTTGCTACTGGCTGGACTGGCGAGCAAAACGCTGGTACCGAAAAAAATTACTGGCCCCGTCGCTAAAAATGTCACTAACGTCGGCGCACAAATGGGTGCGCAAGCAGTCGGCGGCGGTGGTTTTGAAGCCGCTGCTCAAGTAGCAACTGAAGGGCGAGTTACCAAACCGGGCGAAATTCTTGCTGAAACCTTTGGTGGGTTAGGTACTGCTCCAATTGAAGTTGCAGCCCAAACCGCTCAAGCACGCAGAGAAATTAAACGCGCACGCGAAGAAGCTGCTGCCGCTGAAGCTGCTGGCGCTGAAACTGCAGCGGAAGAAGACCGCATCGAACCCACGGAAGGCAAGCCGATTGACACCCGTGCCCGCCAGATTGCCGCAGACCTCCAAGCAGTTGGGTTCCCCGAGGCCGAATCGCAAACTATCGCCAAGACTATGGCGGAGGACGAGCTAGCCCGTACGCAAGAAAAGACAGCGGTCAAAGGGGAAGAGGCGCTGGCTACCCCGCCCGCCGACCGGCTTGAAGCCAAGGTGCAGGAGTTCATTGACGCTGGTGTTGCCCCCGACGAAGCCCGACTGCGTGCAGAAACCGCTATTGCCGAGGAAGATGAAGCAGATGCGTTGGCGCGAAAAGAAGCAGAAGGAGCAGCAGATGTTGCAGGAACTGTCGAAGGATCAACTGGAACTGGCGTTCCGGTGGCTGGCGAGCGAGGTGCAGGAGTTCCCGCCGCCGCAGGAGTTGAAGAACCTCAACGAAGTGGAGTGGTTCCTACTGGATCAACTGCTGCAGGGGTTGCTGAAGGAGAAGGAACTCAGCCCGCTGCAGTAGAGTCGCCTGAAGTTGGACCCGATTTTTTTGCTGGCGTAGACGAAGGCACGCTAAACGAACTAGCCAACAACGCTGCAAACCCGTCACTCCGCCAAGAAGCCTCTAAAGAATTGGCTCGGCGTAAAACTGCTATTGCCACAGCAACCGAAGGAGAGAAAGTTGGCACTGAAACCGCTGAAACCGTCCAAACAGAAGCGCAAGGACAAGAAGCACCCGCTGCCCCAGCAGTAGAGGAAGCCCCCAAGAAGCGTGGTCGGCCTGCGCTGACCGAGGAGCAGAAAGCCGCCCGTCAGCCCGCCCAGAAAGAAGCAAAGGCTGCGGCTAAGAAGGCCGACGCCGCTATTAAGAAGCTCAATGATCTGCTCGACACCAAGGTTGAGCCGGATAACTTTGCCGACGACCAAGCATTCCAAGAAGCCCAGACCGAACTGAACAACAAGCGCGGCGCGGCACTGCGCGAGGTGCTGATGCTTGAGCCCACAATGCAGCGGGGCTCGGCTGCGGGTAAGCGACTGTCTGCGGCTATTGCTCGGCCTGAGATTCCCAAGCAGCAGCTTGAGTTGGTGCGCAAAGGCGTAGAACTTTCCCGCAAAGCCACGGAAACGCCCAGCCGCGCAGAAGTTGCCACCGCACCAGCACGCGAGGATTTCAAACCCAACACCAACGGCGTTCAGGCTCTTGGAACGGTCATTCGTGGTGACGCGCCGCCCGCACTCAAAGCCATTGCACAGCGCCTGCGTGGGGCTAATGCCGGGGTCAAGTTCCAAGTCATTGAGCAGGGTGACCCACTACCCCCCGCACTGGAGCGCAACAAAGCCGACTGGGATGCTGCGCGGGGTTTGTTCATTCAGAACGACGCTACGGGCGAGCGTTCCATCTACGTCAAAGGCTCCAGCTACGGAGAAGACCAAGGCGCAAATGACATCACGGTGCTGCACGAGAATCTGCATGCAGCCACCAACCAGAAACTGTACCTCGGCCTTCGTGCTCTGCAGCGTGGGTTCTCCACCAATTCAAAACTGGCGCGAGCCACCCAAGATTTGGTTGACCTCATGCGCCGCACGGGCGAGGAGATGACTCGGCTGGACAAACGTAAGCAACTGCCGCCCGCAGTGGGTCGGTTGTTTGAAGCAACCAACGGCAAGATCGTCGGTGACCCCCGCGAGTTCTTGGCTTATGGTATGTCTGATCCGGACTTCCAGCAGTTCCTCATGGGGCTGCGCGGAGCCGAGGCGGAGACATCGTTCTTCAGCCGGTTTGTGGACACGGTGCGCAGACTTTTGGGTATGTCGGAGGATGCAACCAACGCCCTGACCGATCTGATCGTAGTCACGGACAAGATTCTCTCGGCCCGCAAAACGCCGACGATGTACTTCCTTGAGCGTGCTGAGAAACGCGCTGCTCAAAAAGCGGAAGGCGAAAAAGAGAAAGTCTCTGCGGCGAAAGCGAAACCGCCGGGCCCGCGTACGCAGAAGGAAATCGACAAAGAAGTCGCCATTGCCAAGGAGAAGGTACGTATCTCTCGTGAAGGCGAACTTGGGTCGGCTGTTGAGCAGTTGCAGAAAGCCCGCAACGCCAAGGACGCACTGGACGTTCTCAAGCGTGGGTGGGGCAGTATGACCGCAGCGCAACGGGAAGCCGCAGTGCGCCTGCCGACTCTGGACTTTTTGGCTCGTTGGTCGAAGGACGACGTACCACGTATTGCTGAAGTGAGCGAGTTGCTCCAACGCATGAACGGCATGTCGTTGCAGTTCTTGGAAGGTGCGGAACGCCTCACGTCGCTGATGCGGGAGCAATTCAAGAAAGACCCGAGCCTGAGCAAGAAATTGTCGGACTTGGTGTATGCCTCAACCCTTGCACGCATCGACCCGGCAAACCCGGATGCAACGGATCGCAGCGCAGCTCTTGACGCCGACTACAAAGCACTCGGCAAAGCAGGGCAAGACCTGTACGTGCGCCTGCGCGACTATTACCGCGCTGTCAATGACCTGTACCGCAACCTGCTCGACCAGCAGATTGAGAATATGTCGGGCCTCACGAATGAGGTCAAACAGAACATCCTCGCCAAGATCAAACAGGCATACGAAACCGGAGAGCGCATTGAGCCGTTCTTCCCGTTGGTACGTCGCGGCGACTATTGGTTGTCGGTCGGTAGTGGCAAGAACCGCCAGTTCTTCATGTACGAGACTCGCGGGGAGCGAGATGCTGCGCTTAGGAAAGTTGCTGCTGAACGCCGGGTTGACGCCGATGAATTGCTGGAAGAAGGCAAAGTCGAGGTAGGCAACAATGTCAACGAACTGCGCCGGTACAGCCTGACAGGTAATTCCAGTGCAATGCTGACCAGCATCTTCGACGCCATTGATAGTCAGGAGATGAACTCGCCCGACGCACGCGAAGGGCTGAAGGACGCCATCTACCAGATTTATTTGCAGACCATGCCGGAGCAAAGTTTCCGCAGCATGTTCATTCACCGGAAAGGGCGTGCGGGTTTCAGCACTGACTTGCTACGTAATACGGCGACGACCGCTTCTCGTATGGCTGTGCAGTTGCCCCGGCTCAAGTACACCCCCCTGTTCCGTAATGCGCTGTCGGCAGCGCGGGACTCCGTTGCTGAACGTCCGGAATTTCTGCCGTTTGTCGAGGAGACTCAACGCCGTGTTGATCTTGCGCTGTCAGGCAGAGAAGGTGGTATCTCGGAAGCAGTAGCCGGGGTTGCCAACAAGACTTCATATATCTGGTATCTGTCAAGTGCGGCGTCGGCGTTGATTCAGCCGTTCAGCATTGTGCTGACTGGCCTGCCCGTGATTGGCGCAAACCACAACGACATGGCTGGTGCTGCGTACGAACTTGGCAAGATGATGACGCTGGTGAATCAGTACGGCGTCACGCGCAAAAATCTAGACGGCACAACATCTTGGTCGGCTCCAAGTCTTGCAAACAGCAACGCCCTGTCTGCAGATGAAAAACGTGCGGTCAAGGAAATGACTGCCCGAGGTGTGCAGGAGTCTACGTATGCTTCCCTTGTTTGGGAGTACAAACGTAATCCCGAAGCTGATCTAGATAGCACGCGCAGTAAAGGGAAGAAAGCCGCTGACCTGCTAATCGGCGGACTGATGCACAACACCGAGCGGCTTACTCGTGAGGCTGTGTACTTGGCTTCGTACCGACTTGGCCGCAAGCAAGGCATGTCGTTTGAGGAGGCGGTGCAGCAAGCGGTTTCGGATACCAACGAATCTCTTGCCGACTACGACATCTCCAACCGCCCGCGTTGGATGCAGAAGGGGCTGGGGCGCATTGCGTTCCAGTTCAAGATGTACCCGCTGCATATGATCCTGCTGCTGGCGACCAACTTCAAGCGCATGATGCCGCTGCTGAACAAAGAAGGCAAAGCAGAAGCAGCCAAGAAGTTCTTCGGCATCCTCGGCACAACCGGTGTGCTGGCGGGCGCGTCGGGCTTGCCCCTGTTTAGCGTCTTCATGGGCATCGCTGGCTGGGCGTGGAAGCAGATGGCAGACGACGATGAACTGCCAGATGAACTCAAGGACAAGGACTTTGAGACTTGGTTCCGCACTGTGTTCCTGCCGGAAAAACTTGGCGATGTGAAGATTGGCGGTGTGCCTGTATCCGACATTCTCGACCGAGGCATCCTGAACGCAATCACCGGGCTGGACATTGCTTCGCGTATCGGCCTGAATGATCTGTGGTTCCGCGACTCCAAAGAACACAAAGACACGCGCAGTGCTGCTACTGCGTTCGTAATTGATACCTTCGGTGGCCCCATCACCAGCATTGCGCTGAACTGGGCAGATGCCTACGACGCATTCATGCTCGGCGACTACCGCAAAGCAATGGAGAAAGCCTCACCCGCCATCATCCGCAACTACCTGATCGGCGAGAAATACGCGAACGAAGGCGTGAAAGACTTCAAAGGCTCAACGCTAATTCCCAAAGAAGATGTGACTTCCACGATGGAGTGGGCGCAGAAGATTGGCTTCCGTCCGGACAAGGTGGCGCAGATTCAAAGCGCCAACTTCAAGACCTACGGCATCGAGCAGAAGATCACGTTTGAACGCGCTCGGTTGATGAAGATGATCAACATTGCCTACGACAAAGGCGAGAGAGAAAAAGACTTCTCGGAATTCAATCGGCTGTTTAAGGAAGAAGTGCCCAAGTTCAACAAAAAGAATCCGACGTACGGAATCGAGGACGACGATGTTGAGCGGTCACTGGAGAAGCGACTTGAGACTCGGAACTCCGCACGTATGGGCATCGTGCTGACTGAGAAGAATGCGCGGCTGTTTGAGGATGTTGTCAAAAATCTTGAAAAGATGGCTAAGCCCGAAGAAGAGAAGAAATAAAAAAGCCCCCGGCGTTAACCGGGGGCTGTCTAGAAGGAGATACCCAAAAGCTGGCACCTGCAAGAACCAGCGGCTCCAATATATCTCACATGCGCCAGACGCGCAAACCCTTGATGCCGTCTTCGATTACCTGCTTGGTGATCACTTCGATACCCAGTCGGCGCGTAGTACGGTTTATATCTTTCCTAGCCTGTTCCACATCAATGCAGGGTACAAAAAACGAGTACCCCTTGCGGAACTTGGCCCAGTTAATTTGATAACTGACTGTCTCCACCTTCATCTTGCGGGGCTGTTTCCAGTTGCAGGAACTCAAAATTGGCGGTGTTGAAGTGCAGCGCCCGAACAGGTGGTGACACCAACTTCATCCCCTTGGACATGCGCTTGTTGACCGCACCCTTGAACACTTCAAGAACCGACAGCGCCGTGAGCGTATCCTTGTAGTTGATCTGCAATTTGACGCAGAAGTCCTTGAAGCTCTTCGCCGACAAGAACAAGTCTTTGGTGTCGGGCTCGTAACGTATCAGCAGTTCCCCCCTTGGCTCCTGTAGCGGCAGCGGTATCAGGGTGCTCCGGGCGTCAACCTCCCCGTTCACGATCAGGGCGTTGCCGATGTAGTGGTTGATGTAGTCGCCAAGAATGGTCTTTGCATCCGGCTCGGCGGGCTTTATCTCCGTACGCATTTCGTTAAGCATTTTGATCGTCCAGTCGTAAATGCGTTTCATGTCGAAGTCGATCAACCCAAGGTTCTTGGCGATCAACCCACCCGTGATGTTGCATGCCGCCACTGCCGACCAGAACCGCTCTTTCTGTGTTACGCGGAGTTCCCGGTCGATGCGGGCTTGCACCTTCTTCAGCAACGCTCTGGCGTCTTCAAGGTTGTTAACCAGCCACTGGAAGTACGGCTCGGCGGCATGCCCGTAGTTCTCAAACAACTGGTGGTCGAACAACTCCTTGCCCGTGGCTACGTCGATGACGGACGTTGGCTCAATCTTGTACTCAAGCAGACGCATGCTCTCGCCGTCCGGTGAGTTCTTCGCCGCGCCCAACTTCTCGTAGAAACTGGCGTTCGACGATGTGAGGGTGATGCCCTGCCAACGGGTGTTGTTCAGCCGCATTTCGTTGGTCTGCGACTTCATGCGGTCCTTGCCCCGGCCTTGGCTGATGCTGTAGGACAGGTCGGAGAACTCCATCGGGCTGGTGTTCGTAATCTCGTCGATGGTGTTGGCGAGGTTGTTCATCACGCCGAGTCGGTGCATCTTGGCGTTCTGGGTGTCTTTCCAGATCGACGCCAGATTCTTCGGGTGCCCGATCACGCTGTTGCACATATACAGGGTGGTGGACTTGCCCGTGCCCGACGCCGGGTAGATCAGGTTGATGATCGCCCCAGACATGCCGGTGTACTTGAGCAGGGGAGAACCAAACGCAGTCAGTGCAGCAAACGCATTCGGCTCCAGCCCCGGCAGGTTGTACATATTGAACACTTCCCGCCACTTCTCCAGTTCACCCGCCGCGTGAATATGGTCGGCAATTTCTCTGGTGGTGATCGACGGGGGGCTGTAGAACGTGCCGTCCTTGGTGATTTCTTTGTCCCCCACAATAAATTTGCTGTCTTTTTCGACCCATCCAAACTGAGTCCGCATGATTTCTGCCTTCTTTTGAAATTGCAGGTTCTTGACGAAGGTGGTGAGGTAGCCAAGCAGCGCATTCATCTGCTTGTCAGTCGGCACGACGCCGTGGTGCGCCAATACTTCGCGCAGTTTGTCCTTGACCACGAGCGCCGTAGCCGGGACAGCAAACTCCTTCACGCCGTCTTGCGGTAGGTGCAGTCGGATCAGGGCAATTTCACCCTGCTCGTTGTGCTGCATCCGCTTGGTTACGTACAGGTCGTGCTCGTACACAAGCTCAGGCTCGTCTTCTTCGTCCTTGGGCTTGCGGTACACACCGCCAGACTTGCCCCGGAAGTACGGGAATGGGTACTCGGGGATTTGTACTACGGTTTCTTCGTTTTTCTCGTTAGTTACTACTACTTCATTATCAGAATCGTCAGCCTCGGCTACTTCGATGCCGAGCACTATCGGTGACTTGATCTTTCCCTTGTGGATGCAGCCTTCGCAGCCCACCGGGTTGAGTTTTTCAAACGTAGCGCAGTGATGCGGGCCACCCTTGGTGACGAGGTTGTGCACCTTGGCATCTACCTCGGTTGGGTCGTAGTCGGCGTACTCCCGCGACATCATGTGCGAGGCTTGCTCTCGGTCCACGCAGAAAGCGGTAATCGACAACGCCGCCCGCCACAGGGGCTCCTCAATATCGTTCTGGTTCTGGTAGCAATGCAGTAACTGGTTGCACCCCTCGCCATTGATCGACTTGAGCATGATGGTCTTGAACCGCTTTACCTTGTTGGCAAGCAGTGCTTCCATCATCGGGCTCATCGAGCGGGGGATGAAGTCGGGCGTCTCCTCTTTCGGCTCGGGTGCGCCGAGCAGCTTGCGCATCTCCTCGTACGGGATGCGTTCTGTAGTTTCGTAGAGTACGGATACTTCGACGGGCTCTTCGCCTTTGAAGTTGGGTGTACCCGGTATACGCAGAATCCGAGACGGCTCAAAAACTGCGGAGTCAACAATCAACCCTTGCTCGGCGCACAACTGACGCAGCCGGTTAGCCAGAGGAGTCCACTGTGCCCGGTCGAGCACTTCCTCCAGCAGCCAGTACGCATGGATGCCGTAGCCAGAATTAACCAGTACAGGGCGCGGCAGGTTTGTCGCGCTGCAAAACTTTACGAGTTCGTTGAGCCCCGTGGCTTGGTCGATGTAGCCCTTGACGACGCCGTTCTTGTCTGGCATGGCCTTGGTAGGCCCGCAGTCAATGTCCATCCACAGCGCCCTGAAATGCAGAGCGTTCTCGTGGGTGCGGTTGTCAGCGTCACCGTATTTGGCACAGCCAAAGTAAGCGTTGAATCCCCGCTTTACTAACTTGGCTGTCTGTTCATCTGCCTCTTGGCGCGAGTCATAAAAGTTCTGGTCTACATACCTGCCAATCCCCACCACGCAGTACCGCCCCTCGGTAGGCAACACCGCGTCCAGAAGATCGAACGATGACATTTACTGCTTCTTTTTCAGTCGCGCCCGGTAACTCCGCATCCACTTGGTTATCTTCTCAGCGTATTCAGAAGAAGGACTTGTCTTGCCGAGTGCCCAGTTATAGACAGTCATGCGAGACACGCCCAAGGTTTCCGCCACGGCGCTGATCGGAATGTCCTTGCGGACGCAGAATTGCCCGAGCGCCACACCCAACGAACCACGGGGGTCGGCATCCAAGATGCTCCTCGCAGTCCGCTGGCTGTAGCCAAAACTCATGGTTACTCTCCGTCAGTCCAAGCCTTGAGCACCGAGTCCAAGTCTTTCTTGGCTGCGGGCGTCTCGGCGGCTTTCTTGCTCTCGCGCTTCTTCGGCTCGGGCTCGGCTTCAGCGGCTGCCTTGGGGGCTTCCAGTTTCGGCGTACGACCAGAGGCGTCGGCTTGGTACGGAGTCATGGTCACCATCTTCTGCAGTTCAGGACGTGCGATGACTTTGCTCGTGACTTCGTACTCGTTACGGTTGATGAAGCGCACGGGAGTGAACAGCACCGACTGATTGTCGTTGTCCTCGTTGAACGAGATCTGGGTAATGACGTGATCAATGCTCTTGCCGTTGTTGGCAAGGTACTTGGTGTAGTTCTCAAACGTGTGCGTGTTGTCGCCGCTGCTGTCGCCGAACAGCGACTTGGAAGCGAGGTTCATCTGGTAGACCTCACCCGAAAGCGAAGTGTTGAAGTCTTCTTCAAGCACAACAGCAATGCGGCGGCTGTAGCGGCATGCCTTGGAGTTGCCCATGCCAGAGCCTTTGATGTTCTGCTGGCAATCGTTACAGGCTGATGCTTGGGGATTGGCAGCGCCTTGGTCCGGTGTCACGCCGTCGTTGCTGAAGCAGTCCGGTGCGGTCGGCTCAGAGTCCGGGCTCCACTGCTTTGCGTAGAAGATGCGGCCCACCTTGGGGGAAGCGTTGACAACAACAGCGTTCAGCGCGCCCTTGACCTTGCCCATTTCTTCGCCACCGACCATCTTGCGGAAGATGCCGTTCTTGGGGACAAGGCGCTTCACACCGGACTTACCGGCGAGTTGCTTGGTGAGTTCGCTGACACCTGCTTGTTGCAGGAAGTCGGGCAGGTTCTGGTCGATAACGGTAATGTTGCTCATATAGTCCTCATTTGGAACGTCTAACCACCACGGTGTATTCGCTCTCTACGTTCAAGCCCGCAGGGAGCAGGTCGGGATTCTCGGAAAGAAACTCCTTCATGTGTGTTTGATGAAGGCGCTTCTCCAGCAGCGGGAATGCATCGTTCTCTTTGATGAAGCGATACATTGAATCCCAATCATTCGTCCAGTACCGTGATTTAACCGAACGAATGATCGTGCCAGCTTTTGTCCTGATGCTGTCGGCACCAAGTTCTTTGCACACGGTGAGCATTTCTTCTGCGATGACATTCATCTGATTGCTCAGTTCTTCGTCTTGCTCTTCGTACGTGCGCTTGAGGTCCGCTCGGGCATCGCGGATACGGATGTACGCAGCGGCTAGGTCGTCTAATTTGGGGGATGTATCCCCTTGAACGGCATCGTCCATGCAGGTTCTCCTTGGTTGGGAAGCGTATTATACGAACGCTTTTTACACTGTCAAGGGGTCCGAAGAAATTTCTTCTCGATACAGGTCAACGATCTTGGAGTGATCGTCGATGGCGCGTTGCAGCATCGAATACAACTTGGTTTCGATGGCGCTGCCCTTGATGTGCACGACTGTCATGTTGTTCTTCTGGCCCGGCCTGTCGATACGGGCGTTGGCTTGCAGGTATGTCTCCACACTGGTGACGGGAGCGTACCAAATCACCGTGTTCGCCGCAGTAAGGGTAAGCCCGTGGGATGCTGCTCTCGGTTGAATGATCAGCACTTTCGGGTCGGCTTGGTTCTGGAACTGGGTAACGATGTCGCTACGCTTGTTGACGTTCACTTCGCCGTTGATCACGTCGCACGTGATGCCGTTCTTGGTGAGGAAGTCTTGAAGCAACTTGATCGTGTGCGTATACGGCACGAACACCAATACTTTGTGTGACGACTCCTCGACCACTTCCAGCACCGCGTTGAGCCGATTGGCTACGTCGAAATCCACAACCTCACCGGTGTCGGTGTATACCGAGCCACATGCAATCTGCAGCAGTTTGTTGATCTTGGCAGCAGCGTTGACCGCAGAGATTTCTTCCCCGTCGGCTTCGACAAGCATCTGCTTCTTCAGCGTGTTGTAGAACTTGGCTTGCTGCGAGGAGAGGGGGGCGTCACGCTCTACGAACGTAACCGGGGGCAGGTCAAGACACTGGGCCTTCTCAAATCGGATGGCGGGTTGCAGCGCCTTGTGCACGACGCGGATGGCGTTCGGCTTGGGCAACCACCGGTACTGCGACACCTTGTTCATCACCATGTCGCGGAACTGCCCGAAGAACACAGGCACCCCGGTCGGGTTGACCAACTTAGCCAGTCCGTACGCATCCACAGGCGACTGCGCTGCTGGAGTTCCGGTGAGCATCCACAGCCCTTTGGACGTTCGCACAATGTCGCGCAATACTTTCCAGCGGTCGGTCTGCGCGTTCTTGTACGCCGATGCCTCATCAATCACGATCAAATCGAAGCCACCTTGAATGACTTCTTCTTTGACGATGGACAACCCATCGAAGTTGATTACGACAAACTCGGCATCACCAAGCACGATGTTCTTGCGCTTTTCTCTGGTGCCGTGAGCCACTGCCACGGTTCGATGCAGCGCGAACTTGAATAGGTCGTTCTGCCAAGCCGACTTCATGATCGACAACGGGCACACGACAAGCACCCGGTTGATGACGCCTCGGCTCATCAGATAGTCAGCGGCCCAAATGACGGACGCCGTTTTGCCAGTGCCCTGCTCGTTGAAGCAGAACGCCTTGCGGTTACTAATCAGGAACTCTGCTGTTTGCTTCTGATGATCGAACGGCTGCAAGCCGGGTGGGCAGGGCCACCCATACTTTTCTAATGACATCTGATTACTTCGGTTTGTGGTTGCTCTGACGGGGATACGAACGGTTATCTGATGCGGACTTGACTCGCAGGTTGCTTCGGGTAGACGCACCACCCTTGCTGAGCGCAACCTTGTGGTCAACGTCTTTGCCATCGCCTTTGTGCACAGCGCCTTCGCGCTCCATCATGCGGCGGGCCTTGTTGCGTTGGGCGCGTTTCTTTTTGACGGCCTCGGTGCCGTCGTACTGCTCGTACTCTTTCTTGTACGGGCGGGGCTTGTTCACGTAGGGCATCATGGGCTCCTGTTGTAGTCGCACTGCTTTACTGAGCAGAACTTACAGAGCGGCCCGGAAATCGGGTTCCACACGCCATTGTCCAGCGCCGCCTTGATTCGTGCAAGGTCTTGCTTGGGCTTCTCCATATACCGGTTAATCTGGTCGGCATGCTGATCTGCCCGAACAAACTCCTCGCTGACCACGAACAATAGTGCAGATCGCACCTTTTTGATGCGGGGGAACTTGGCAAAGATACCCGCTGCCACGTACTGCAACTGTGCAATATCAGCGTACCGGGCATTCTTGCTCGTCTTGTAGTCCACCGAATGCGCCAATTCGTGTTCTTCGTCAATTACAACCAAGTCGGCGATGCCGTGCCACCATACGTCCGGGGCGTGGAAATCGCATGTCTTCAAGTCTTCGGTTAGCCCTAACTTCAGTTCGCAGTATTTCTCGCCGGGGATGCCTTTCAGCCTATCCAAGTATGGCTTGATGTACTCGTACGGCTTGGGCAGCGGGGTACCGTCCCGGATGTACTCCTCGGCAGCGGTGTGCACCGACTTGCCATACATGGTCGCTTGCGTATCAGGCTCGACCACATCCTTGGCAATCTTGGTGTGGTAATACTTCTTCGGGCACTGCTGAAAAGTTTTCAGGCTGCTGAACGACCAGACGATGCTCATTTGCTGTCTTTCTCTTGCATGTGCCGAACAGCCGCTGCGGTCATTCGCACTTCAAACATGGCGGTTTCAGCATGCACCAGTGCTTCGGTGTACTTCTTTGCCAACATTGCGTTGTGCAAATCCTTGATCGCTTTCTCAGCCATCATGCACGGGTAAGCGTAGTCGATCAGCGGTTCCTCGTGCGGGGGCTCCTTGCTAACAACTGTTAGTTTCACCATTTCAGCAGTCTCCGTAACTTTCACCATATCCAGCTTCACAATTCAAGGGTAGTTCCAAACCCCAAGACGGCCTGATACGCATGCACATTTCCACGTATTCCTTGGCTGTCTCGGCCTCTTGTTTAGGCGCGACACACGCAATCGCATCGTGCACAGTCATGACGACGCGGTACTTCTTGGCAACCATCAACATCTGCTCACCGATGACGATACGGGCCAACGCCTGACACACATTCTCCACTACTTTGCCGCCGTAGATGCGGTTGGGGATGACCTGCTTGCCGCGCTTGGTGTCGTAGACAATCTCGACTTTGCCGTCCCGCTCGTAGGGGCGGATGTTGGGGTACTTGATGTACAAGCCGTTGGGGAGCCGGATACCCTTGCTGCCCTCGACTTCCAACAGACCGCCTCGGCCCAAGGTAGTTGCACTATTCTGAAGTACAGCCTTCAGCGCAGTTCCGGAGGCTTTCCAAAGTTCCGGAATACGGGGGTATGTACGCCGGTACGTGTCGATAATCCGCTGCGCCTCTTCCAACGTAACTTCAACGCCAAAAGTTTTAAGCTGCGTCTTAAACTTAGCCGCCCCCATACCGTACCCGGCCCCCAGAATCGTGGTCTTACCAACGAATCGTTCGTCCTTTGTAATTTGATTTTGCTCCTTGCCATAGATAGCCGAAGCCATGATTTTGTAAACGTCCTGCCCATTCTCAAAAGCCTCCACCAAATCATCCTGCCCGGCTAGCCATGCCAGCGTACGGGCTTCAATTTGAGACGAATCAGAGTCGATCAGCACCATGCCTGTCGGCGCCTTGATCGCGTATTTCAGGGGGGATGAACGCGGCAGGTTCTGGAGGTTCACCTTGTCGTCGCCACCCCAACGCCCGGTGTGTGCAGCGTAGTAACGTAGCGGCACGGGCAGCGTACCCCGGTTGGATATTTCAATGAACCGCTCGGTGCGGGTTTCCTCAAGCGTGGACTTTGTGCCAAGCCGCGCGGCAACAAGCGCCTGTACCACCGGGTTGTCGTGCTCAAGCAGCGCCTTGAAGGCTTCGTCATTCTTTGCGAATGCGTACGTCTCTTTGCCGGTCGTCAAACTGATCTTCATCGGGGGCTCGACGCCAAGCCGAATCAACAGTTCAGCAAACTTCGGGTTGGACATGAGTTCGTCCTTCCCAAACTCCACCGACTCAAGCAGTTCGCGCTTCTTCTCCCGCACGTTGTTCAGGTGCACGTTCAGCTTGCCGTAATCAAGCTCAAGCACTGGCTCCGAGAACATGCGCACGGTCAAATCAATCAGGCGCAGCTCGGTCGGCGGAAATCCTGTGCTCATCGCGCTAAAGAGCGCGTACGTAAGGGCTACGTCGTTGCGGCAGTATTCACCGTACCGCGCCAGTTGTTCCGGAGCGAAGTCGGCTCGGCGAAGCCCCTTGGCGTTCTCGACCTCGGTACCCTTCTCGCCCAACCCGTAGTGCTCGGCGAGGGCTTTCAGGCTACCGCCCACTTCGGTGCCATGCAGCGCACGGCCCATACTCAAAGTGTCCAGCCAACCCTTCGGGCGAATGTCGAAGCACCAGTTCAGAATCGCTGCATCGAACACGGCGTTGTGGGCTAGCGCCACGGACTTGTCCCATGAAAATTGCTTCAGCCAATTTTCGATTTTCATCATGCTGCCGGTAAACCATACCGGTGTACCCGCATCGACCTGCACCGACACGCCGATAACTTCAAACTCGTGTGAACGTACGTACTCCTCGGTGGTCATCTTCGACAGCGAGAAGTCGGCGCTGTAGTACGTCTCAAAATCAATCGTGAGAATCTGCATTGCCGGGTACTTCAGATAGTGCAAGTGCTGCCTTGGACGCAGCGCAGACGGCGGCAATCTTCGCTTCCAGTTGGGGTAGGCTGTCCTCGTCCACCACAATCGCCACGCCACCTGCGGCGCGTATCTCGCGCATGTTCTTTTCTTGCAGCGCGGTTGGCTTGTTGCCGTTGGCCTTGGCTTCAATCGCCACGAACAGGCCGCTGATGCAGCACAGGAAGTCGGGCACACCGCTGTTGCCGTAGCCAGTGCCGATGGGCATGGCGTAGTAAACGTTGTGCTCGGTCAAAAGTTTCTTGATCTTGGCCTTGACCTTGGCCTCGGGCGTCGCTGCCATCTCTAACTTTCTTCAGGGAACGGTCATCGCATCATAGCGGCGCGTTTTACTTTGTCAACCCCCAGACGCAAAAAAGCCGCCCGAAGGCGGCTAGGTTAAACCCTGACAATAACAATTGTTATGTCAGCGGGTGGGGTTGGTGAACTCGTTCTTCTCGATGGCGCGGGTGATGTACCACTGTGCCTTCTTCAAATCCTCCAACCCGGCGTTGGTGCCCTTCTTCCCGGCGCGGCTGATGTACTTGACCGCGTTGCCAAGGTGGTAGCCCAAGCCCTTCGCTTCGATGAAGTCGATAGTCTCCACGCCCCCGTCGGTGTAGTGGGCGGGGTTGGTCACCGGGTCGTGTGCCTTCTCATGCAGGGTGATAGCCAACTCTTTGATCTGCTTGGCGGCGGCTGATTTCCAGTACGCCTTCTTGTGCACCGCGTCAATGTCCACGCCGTCCATCTTGGGTTTGGGCGCGGCTACTGCCACGGCTTTACGGGCCTTGGTCTGCGCCTTCTTCATCTGGCTACGAATAACGTAGATGTAATTCGGTGCCAACTTGAACCGGCGCGATATTTCAGCGGGGGTCATGTCCGGGTTCTGCTGCATGTACTCACGTACTTTTTGTGCTTTAGACTTTTTCATTTTGGGCTCCTTGCTCCATAATAAAGTTAGAAAGAACTTCTCTCATTTTCGCCTGCTTCTTCGACGGGAAGTGGGTGTTGAAATACTCCATCACTTCCTTTGGTAGCCGCAGGCTAGTGACTACCAATGCAGGCCGCTTGCCCGGCCCACGTCCGCGCCGTTTTTGCGGCGTAGATTCAATTGCTTCTGGTTCGTTGCTCATAGCAGTGCATCCTCATAGTTTTCGATTCGGCTCTCCTTTCGTTTCGTTCGCTCTAACATTTCTAACAGTTGCCCGTCCACGCGCTGAAACGGGTTGTGTGTCCCGCTCGTAAGGCTTTCGCGCAGCGCGAGGGATTGCGCCTTCATAGATTTGCTCGACAGTGTTGAATCTGTGCAGGTTGCCGCACTCCCTACGTCGGTACGTTTTTTCCTCGTCACTTCTTGACTCCAGTACGTTTGTCCACGCTCCGCATTGGGGGCACTTGATCGTCCGTGTCTTTCCGTTTGGTGGCATCGTTTACTACCGCTAGGGTGAAAGTGGCAAAGTTTCGCATACGCAAAACTTCTTCTTCGCGGTTCTTGCTGATTCCCTTCAAGAACCCTGCGCTTTTACCTTCTGCTCGTATCTTCTCCACGTTCGCCGTTGATATTTGGCTCAGGGTTTGCCCTGTCTTGGGCGCACGGAAGTTCACGTCGGCTTGGAACATGCTCGGTCTGGTCCACTCTCTCCACCGAAATGGGTGCTCGGGGTGGCATTTACATTTCATCTTTACTCCTGTTAAGTGACCCCTTACGGGGGTCAGTCGGTCGGCTCTCAAAGCGGAGGGGAAAAGCCTTGCACCGACTGACGCAGTTATGGGCAGATGTATCAGCCGCCCTTGTCCGGTTATCACTTGCGCCTTACTTCGCCGGAGCAATCATCGCCGAACGTACGCGGTCCTCAATGTCCCGCGCAAACAGCAGCAGCATCTTGTTTGTCTCTGCATGCTCCACGTTCCAACCCAGTTTGCGGGCTAGTTCAATGATCTGATCGTCGGTCATCGTTTGTACTTTCCAATCTGCCAGATGAGATACCACAGCCCGAACCAGACTGCGGCGTACCAAGTAAGAACCATCCAGTCCCACCAAGTCATAGTGCAGTACCCCCTCCGCTGCGCGGTCTGTTAGCGCAGGGCCACACGTTCTTCAGCACATGGTTGACGATGCTGTCGCCGCTGAAGTTGCGGTCTTGCGGGTTGCTGCGCAGGAAGTTGTGCACCATGTCCCGCACTTGCCCAACAGTTACGCCCGACGGGGGGCAGTGAACAACGCCGCGCCCGGTGTCAAACACACCGACGATGTACCCCATAGCGTAGATGCGGTCTGACGCCTCGCCGTTGA